CGATCAAGGCGTTTGTGTCGGATACTGTCAACAAGATTAAGAGCGTTGTGATACAAGTATGGACAGGCATCAAGGATACCGTGCAGACCATCGTCACGACAATGCAGAATACACTGTCCAGTATATGGAATGCAATTCTGGCTATTATTACATCAGTGGTGAATGGTATCAGGAATACAATAACCACAGTGTGGAATTCGATTAAGAATACCGTGCAGACTATCACAACCACAATCCAAAATGTGCTGACGAGCATCTGGAACGCTATATCGTCTATCATATCTTCTGTCGTGAATGGCATCCGGAATACGATCACGTCCGTTTGGAATGCGATCAGCAGTGTAATAAGTAGTGTACTCAATATAATCCGGAATACACAAGTGATGATATGGAATGCCATCTATAATACGATCTCTGGTATCCTGAATGGAATCTGGAATGTAATGTCCTCTATTTGGAACGGCATTAGTGGAACCGTGTCCAGTGTGTTAAACGGCATTTGGAACGTGGTATCTTCTGTGTGGAACGGAATTAGCGGAACCGTGTCTGGAATCCTGAACGGTATCTGGAATACGGTATCTTCAATATGGAATGGCATAAGTGGTACTGTGTCAGGCGTTATTGATGGAATCTGGAATACGATTTCTAACGGACTGAACGGCGCATGGAATACGGTCATATCCATTTTGGATGGGATTAGAGACAAGTTCAGTTCTATTTTTGATGGGGTGAGAAACATAGTTTCCAACGCAATAGATGCCGTTAAGAACGCATTTAACTTCAGCTGGTCTTTACCGGATCTGAAGTTGCCACATATCAGTGTGGATGGTGGAGAAGCGCCATTTGGAATCGGTGGAAAGGGTTCGCTTCCGAGCTTTGGGATTGAGTGGTATGCGAAAGCGATGGATGATGGTATGATCATGGATCAGCCGACCATCTTCGGGTACAATGCGAAGACTAACCAGTTCTTGGCTGGTGGTGAAACCGGAAGTGAAACCGTGGTCGGAACGCAGAACTTGATGGATATGATTCAGGCAGCAGTTGCAAGTCAGAATGGAAATGATCAGATAGCTGCACTAATGAGGGAGATACTGAACTGGCTGACCAATGGCGGTCTGAGATCGGTGATCGTAGATGTGCTAGTAAATTATGTAGTATTCAAGATTAATGATAGAGAGGTAGCAAGGGTGGTGAGACGCTATGCTTGAGAAAATTATATATGAAAACCATAAGGGGGAGCGATTCGGCGGTGGCGCTGACGGCATCTATATCAACCAGAATGAACTGAGAGATTATGTGTGGGACTATACGTCAAGAGCAGAGCGTGTCACGACATTTTCAAGAGGAGTGGTGGAAAAAGCCATTCCTCTGATTATTTTGTGCGAAAGCGAGAGCAAGGGAGTAACTGCGAAGAATAGACTGTTTTCTATCGCAGAAATCGACGTATTGGAGAATCAGCCTGGACGGTTCATCTGTGGAGACTTTTATTTATGTGGATACATCGTCGGTAGTCAAAAAACAGTATACCTGATCGGAAATCAGTATATGGTGCTGTCGCTTAAATTTGCTACGGATTCTAAGTACTGGATTCGAGAGAAAACGATTGAATACTTGCCAAAGCCGGAGCTGGTCGGCGGCGAGAATAAACCGCCGGTTATTACTGGCGAGGAGCCACAACGAAAGGCACTGGAAAATAAGGCGGTGTTTGGAGAATTCAGCTTCGACTTGTCGAAGAAATCAACCAGAAAGGTTCGATATCCACTGTTTGACTTACCGTTTGACTTCGTAGGGGTACGGGGACAGGCTGCCATTGAGAATCCGTCATTCACCTCCAGTAATTTTGTGATGACGGTCTATGGATTCGCAGACACGCCAAGCGTAATGATAGCCGGACACCCATATACAATCCACGCGACAGTTTATGAGGGCGAGCGCATTGTGATCGACAGTTCTAACAGGACAGTGATCAAAATCGGACGTCTTGGAGAAGTCACGAATCTATACAATTCAAGAGAAAAGCGGTATTCCGTATTCCAGAAAATTCCATCCGGGGTCAGTCCGGTTATTTGGGCGGGATCCTATGGCATCGATATTTTGCTGAAAGATGAAAGGAGTGAGCCGGAATGGAGTTTATAATTGCGAACGCGAAAAAATTGGAAATGGGCGATCTTCCAGAAGCCTTTTCTGTTGACTTCGATATTGGGGATACGAATGATGTGGAAATTACATGCCCGCGAGGCGGTCTTGATTTTGGGATGTATCTGATCTGCCCCGGTACGGAGTACGGCGCTCTGATTGAGGAGTCCGATTCGTGGACAAATTCGGCAACGGAGACATGGAGGGGGAATGCGTTCCGAAAATTCTTGCAGCAGTATATCATTGAGCCAACGTCCGGGCAAGATTACCGGACGGTTTCCGGAGATGCACACGATGTATTCCGGGAAATCATCGGGAATGTATATGATGGCTTGTTTGCAATTCCGGAAGAGAAGAGTGGGATTGATGTGGGAACGTACCGGTTCGACAGATATACCGATGCATTGAGCGGATTTACGAAGATGCTTAAGCGTGTAAACGCGAGGGTGAACATCGAAATCAAACAGGGCGATGCAAACGAGCCGTTTTCCGTGATTTTGTCAGCAGTTCCAATCCAGAATCTGTCCAGTGAAATTGAATATTCGCAGGATTCAAAGATTGCTATCAATATGAGTGAGTCCAGAAGAGGGATCAACCATCTGATATGCCTGGGAAAAGGGGAACTGAAAAACCGGCAAGTAGTACACTTGTATGTGCAGTTAGATGGAAGCATATCACAGAAGAAACATTATACAGGCTTGAACGAACGGACAACGGTCTATGATTACAGCAATGCGGAAAGCATAGAGGATTTGACTACAAAAGGGAAAGAGCAGCTTGCTACGTTGATGGGGCGAAAAGTAATGGCGATGAGCGTACAGGATGTGGACGTGCAGATCGGGGATATCATTGGTGGGAGAGACTACGAAAAGCAGATTTATATGCAGAAGCCGGTTGTCCAGAAGATTGTAAAGATTGAACAGGGGAACTTATCGATAGAATACAAAGTGGAAGGAGAAGAATAATGGCGATAGAACTAGTGACAGGGTATCAGGGAAAGGATCATGTGACTGCTGACCAGTGGGCAGATTTTAACAGGGGTATTTTTGGAAAGGATACCATTTTGCCGGTTGGGAACAGGATGGAAACAGCAATCCAGACGGCGAACCAGATCACGGTTAAAGATGGAGTGGCAGTGATCGATGGAAGACAGGTATACATCGGATATGGAGAGAGTGAGAATATTGTGATCCAGTCCGGGACACAGGGGATGTTGAGACGGGACATTGTAGTACTGGAGTATAACCGTGATGAAAGCGGGATTGAGAGTGTAGCATTTAAGGTGATTACGGGAGAGCCGAAAGCAAGTGATGCAGTAGATCCGTCCGTGGAAAATACAGACATCCGGACCGGTGTGTCGTCGTCTCAGAAACCATTCTGCCGTGTGCGTTTGAATGGAACTGCGATTGAGGGAGTAGATGCGCTGATTCCGGTTAGAGAGTTTCAGCCGCATGCGTTCGAGGATACCGTGAAAGACTTCACTACAACGGAAACAGGACATGTACCAGATGCTACGTTGACGAAGAAACTGAAAGATGAAGTTACTAAATTAAATGGCAACACAACTGGTCTGCTTCAGCGGGAATTATTCATACCGGGAGATACAACAAACGCACCTCCGAATAACAAATTTCTGAACATCAGCTTGAAAGAACGATTCAATGCAATTAATAGATGCCACTATTTCCGTCAACCTAATGGAACAGAATTTGAGGGCTGTCCCTCTGTATTAAAAGGGAAAGAATTCATCGGATACAGGGATATTTATTGGTATTCTCCGATAAATGTTATGGTTCAACTGAAAGAATTTTATCCTACTCCCGGAAGAGTATGGGTAAATTTTTATAATAGTGGAACATGGACTGGCTGGAAATCGATCACACCAGTATAAATACATCCGAAAGGGTGTTTTTATTTTAACTTTCATTCAATAAAAAGGAGGAGAATCAGAATGGAAAAAATGAATTTAAACGACAAAACGGAACTGGAAATCATGAACGGGGCTTCGTTGAATGCGATCACCGCGGTTGCCAATGACTGGGTGGCGCTTGGGGTAATTGCCGAAGTACTGAAAGAATCCGGGAATCTGGACGAGGTGCGGTTTAAAACAGATGAAACCGTGACCGGAGAGTACCGGAACATGAAACTGGAATCCCCGCTGTTCTCTGCGGTGGATATTGCCGAGGATGGAAAGATCCATGCCACCTTTGGTATCCGGCAGAAGACAGAAATGGAACTGGCGATCGAGCAGCTTCAGCGGCAGCAGGCGGAGACGAATGCGAGTCAGGAGATTCAGGATGGAGCGATTATGGAACTGGCTGGAATGATGGGAGGAAATTAAGATGGTAAAATTTTATGTAATGAAAATCAAAGATGGCGTGATCACGGTCAAGGACGTACCGGATCTGTGGAGAACAAAGGTTGAGGAAGCACTGAAAGAAGAGTAGGGGAAAGAGCATGCAAAAAATCATTGTAGACATCTGTGCGATCATCATGCCAACT